AGAGCGTATTTCACAGAGTTCACTGATTCAAAACAGATCGCAGACAATTACACATCACTTGTTTTTAAGATCGCTTCTCAGCTTCAGTTAAATGTTTTTGAAGTCGCTGAACAATTCAAGAAAGCATCGGATGGTTCACTTCAAATGACAAACACCATTGCATATTATTTGAATCAATTATCTGCCACCAAAACAGTTTTATTAGGAATAAGTGACCCATTGCAACCAAATCCGCGAGTTATTAGAAATGTTATTCAATGACCAAACGAAGATTTATTCAGGGAGAATTTGTCCCAACCAATAAACAAAAGTATGTCGGTAAGAAGTTTCCAAAATATCGTTCAAGCTGGGAACTAAAAGTCATGCATTTTTTTGATCAAAATCAGCACATTATTCAATGGGCATCTGAAGCAATTGCTATTCAATATAAGAATCCAGTGACTAGAAAAATATCATGTTATTATCCAGATTTTCTAGTTGTGTATCAAGATAGTAAAGGCAACACCCGTGCTGAAATGATTGAAGTAAAACCAAACAATCAAACTTCACTTCAAGAAGCAAGATCAAAGTATGACAAAGCACAGGCTATCATTAACCAAGCAAAATGGATCGCAGCTCAGGCATATTGCAAAAAGGCAAATATCGGATTCAGAATTATGACTGAAAATGAGATATTCATGAATCCAAGGGGAAGAAAATGAGAACAAAATTACACGAATTTTTTGATTTACCTGATGATGGACAACTTCCAGAATCTGACGATGATGACGAAGAAATTACGCTAGAACAAGCTGAAGAAACCATTGCAGAGTTTGAACAAAAACTTGACAAGATTAAAATTGTCGATGATTTACTTGAAGCTGATAAAGAGTTTGACACTCTGGCTGAATTGGCAACTGAAAAGTTTAAAGAAGTGAGCGATCTTGGAATGCAAGTTGAAGCAAATCACGCTGGTAAAATTCTAGGCGCAGCTTCTACTCTTCTTGGACTTGCAATCAGTGCAAAGTCTGCTAAAATCAATAAGAAGTTGAAGATCATGGAATTGAAGATGAAAGAGCTTGCAGCATCAAAGCCAGCGCAGTCGAAGTCATCATCGACTACGCCACTCGGAGATCAAGCAAAAGGTTCGGTTCAAATTGAACCAAGTGAACCTGTTCAAATCATTGATCGAACTGAAATGCTGCGAAAGCTGACAGAACAAGCTGCTTCCTCTAAATAACTCAAAAATTACAACTAGAGTTAAAATGAAAACATTCCGTCAATATCTGAGCGAAGGTAAACAAACCTTTAAGTATGATGTTAAAATCGCACATGATCTTGAACCAGATCAAATCAAAGGAATCATAACCCGATTATCAAAGACTTTTGATGTTATTGAACCTGAAAAGATTAAACCGATTGTCACCCCAGTTGAATCTTCACCTAACGGATTTCCCGAAGTAAAGAATCAAAGTGTCACCATTTTGAAACTTGAGTTTAAGTATCCTGTTACTGAACCACAAATTATTCAAGTGATACGATTGGCAACAGGAATTGAAGACAAATTTGTAAGAGCATTTACTCCCGAGTTTGAAGAATCCATGAATCAAACTTTACTCAATACTACTGATACTAAGCAAGAATCTGCTAGCATGAGTAAAGACTATTCTGAAAGTTTCTTGAATCGTCTTGAACAGAATCAAAAGAGTATTGAATTCAAGTTTGCATCTGATGAGATTAACTCAAAGAAAATGAAGACAATGAAGCAGATTCAATCAGACCAATTAAAAACAGTGAGTAACAAAAGTCCAGTAGGATCAAATAAAGTAAGTCGTGAGGTAGTATGACAAGTTTGGTTCTTACCACAAAACAATTAACTGCCGCTGCTGCTTTAATGTGTTCAGTTGCTGCCAGTGGATATGTGGATATGGTGAAACGATTTGACGAAGTAAATTCAACTCTTGCATCGATCAATACCCAAAACACCATTGCAGCACAAATGATTACAAGACTTGAACAACAATCTGCTGCAAATTCTAAACACATTGCAGAGCTTGATTTGATGATTAACGAGTTACAAATTAAAGCTAAATGCCGAAAAGGTAACTGCTGACATAAATACTTCAAAACAAAAATCACATTCTAAGAGAAAATGTTAAACTACAAAAAACCTATCAAGGTAAAATCAAAACTGATGGAAAATGAACAAGTGACCATTGCACCCGCTGACAACAAGACCCAAGTGATTAAAGCTGGCAACAAAACAATTGGCACTGTTTCAAATCCCACAGTTGCGAATCAATTAAAAACCGCTATTCAAAAAGGTGAAGTTAATCTTGCCCAAGACTTGAAGGAAGAAGCACCCCCAGATCAAGAACAATGGATCAAAGACAATAAAGACAAGTTTATCAAACAATATGGTAAAAAGGGTGAAGCCATCCTGTATGCAACCGCTTGGCAACGTCATAATAAAGGTGTTAAAGAATCCAAGGAACTAGATTTAGATAAACTATTTGAATCAGTTGCTTTTGATGAACCCGATCCTGTGTCACACATCCTGTCTAAATTCAAGTTTGAAGTAAACCAATTCTGCCAAGGTCAACCAATCAATCCTGATCTTTATGATTGCTTATATGATTACTACCTTGATGCTGGGTTGATGCCTTACGGTGTTGCAAAAGCCCGTGACGCAAACCCAATTGAATGGGTTAGTTCTAAGCTGAAAGAATATCTAGGACACTGTGGGGTATCACAACAAACTTCACAGCCCGTAGAATCCTCTGTTGAAGCTCAGGATCAGCAACCTGTGCCAGAATATGGTGATGACGTTGAACAATCAGTTTCACCTGAACCCACTGAACAAGAAATTGACCAAATGTTTGAAAGCATTTTGGGCGAACCATTAACCTCAAAAATTAAAGAAAGTAAAATGCCAGCACTTACCCCACAACAACGTAGAGACCCAAAATTTATTGAAAAACTTGTAAGCCAAGCAATGATCAAGTTTTTTGAAGCAAAAGGGTTTTCTAAAGTTAAAGACACCCTCCTTGAAAAAGAAATTGGGCCAAACTATGTTACCGTAGAAATTGAAAAATCACGCGGTTATGAAACATATACCTATCAAGATGAAATTTTTAATGCACCACCTATGGTGATTAAATTGGAAATGGATGGCAAAGTTCTTTCAGAAAAATCGGTTGAAGGTGTTGAACCTGATAGTTTGCAAAAGTTGTTTACCCGAACATACGAACCATTAACCTCAAAAATTAAAGAAAGTAAAATGAAAGTTACCCAACCTAAACGCAAACAAGTTGCAGAATCTTCAATCGACCGCAAATCAAACCTTGTAGAAGCAGTTGATCCAAAATCGGTATACATTGTTGTAAAAAATGTCCCACGTCTAAAAGATATTCGTTGTGATATTGGTATCACGTATGACATGAGATTTGATCCAGAAAGTGAATCTTTTTCTGCATTAAATCTAAAATTAATAGATATGGAAACTGGACAAAAATATAGCCAAAAACAAGTTATGATGGATACTCTTCGCAAGTTGATGGCAATTGCACAGAAAGATGCAACTAATCGTGCTGAAAAGAATGATCTATTCCATGATGATTTTGACGAGGATGGTATACCACTTCCAGTAGTTTCTGGAATTTTGAAAAATAGTAAGACTGTAACTTTTGATTATGTTAGAGTAGCAAAATCATTAGCAGAATCTTCAATCGACCGTAAAGCCCGCCAATTAGTGGATTCTTGGAATCTAAAACTGAAGCAAAAACTTAGTGAAAAAGAAGCTCCCCCAGGATCAGTATTCAAAGTAAAAATTACTTACAAAAGCCCTTCTGGTGGATACGCATCTGGTATTATTAAAGTTCCAGCAAATAATTCAGAAATTGCAAAGAAATACGTGCAAACTCATGTAAAAAAACCAGAACTTCGTGTTGTTAGTGCTACATTAGATAAAACAACCAATGTTGATAAAATGTTTGGCTCATCTGGTGAAGTCATGCAAGACTTGAAAGAATCAACCCAAAAGCGCAAGCTCCGTGAAGGCGTGAGTATTTCTACCTCACAATCTCAAGGTTTTGGGTACGATGAAATTGACGGCAACACTTCAATCAATGTTTGTGCAACTGGTGAAGATGCCATTCGTTTAGCAGAAATTCTCCGTGATGCTGGTTTTGGTCAATTTAAACAAAGTCATATTGCCGTGCCACAACAAACCATCGTTGGTGACTACCACGATGATGCTGGTGAAGTCCAACAACCAGAATATGATCCAATGCCAGAATATGATGAAACTCAACCTGAAGTCGAAACTGAGCATGACGATGGTGAGGATGAATCCCAACTTCTGGATCGTATCAAGCAATTTGTTTCCTACGGTACAGAATCCCCAGTAGAAGAAATTACAGAAGCTGAAGATATGGGTGATTCTGAAGTAGTGGTTTATAACGGCAAACTCGGAATTGTGGTAGATGCTGATACTGGTGCTGATAACGAATACGAAGTGATGTTTGCAGATGGCACTGAAATCATTGCTGGCACTGATCTAGAACCAGCCACACAAGCTCAGATCAATGCTTCAAAGGACATTGTAAAATACGTCGGTGATGATGCACAATTTGCAGGCCGTTATGGCGTAATCATTGAAGAAGATGGTGACGAATATCATGTTGCATTCAGTGATGGTGAAACCTGGATTGTTGGTTCCGATCTTGAAGCCCCAGCACTGCAAGAATCTTTTGCCAATGAGTACCAAATGAATGAACCCACTCAAACCAATTACATGACTCATGGAATTTCTGGTGGCCTAAATTCACTTCGTCGCTCACAAGCTACTGGCAACGTGACCCGTATTTCCACAATGGAATCAAAAGGTAAAGGCCGCAAGATGCTAAAAGAATCCAAACAAGCTGTTGGCAAACCTTCTGACGAACTAGCCTCAATGGCTAATCTTGTTGAAGCAATCAGTGTTCAACAACGCATTAAATTTGGTGCTTAAACCATAAAAACAACAAAAGCCTAGTATGATTGTTACGTCATACTAGGCTTTTTGCATTATGAATCCATAAATATCTTTCAACAAAACTATAACAACAAGAAAGAAATAAACTAAATGGCACAACAAAATATCAATTTTGGGAGTGGCCCTGATGACCCTAATGCAGATTCAATTAGGGCATCTTTTGCAAAATGCCAAAATAACTTTTCAGAATTGTACAAATCAAGTGCATCTTCTGGGGTTACTGAGTTATTGGTTGGTTCAGGATTAACACAAGATAATACCACTGGAAAAGTGAATGTTTACGCAAATATTAACCAAGTAAAAGTTAGTTCGACAACCCTAAATGTGGGAATAAATGGCTCAACTGGATCAAATACCGCAACACTAACCCGTGGCACTGATGTCATTGTTATCGATATAGGAAACACAATCACCACTGGACTGATTTATAATGCAAAGTTTGCAGCAAATGCAAGTAACCAACCCAACATCACTTCGCTTGGCACATTAACAGGCTTAACGTCAAGTGGTACAGTTTCAATTACTGATACAACCAATTCAACCTCAAAAACCACTGGCGCACTGACTATAACAGGTGGTTTGGGGGTAAATGGAAATATATTTTCAAACACAGTAAATTCAAGTGAAACTCTTAATGTTGGGTTATCTGCAACTTTGAATAACACTGTTAAACTTCAAGTAGATTCGCCGTCCTCACAAACTGCAAACATTGCTAGATTTTCAAAAAACAGTATTGATCAAGTTTGGATAACTGCTTCTGGAAATGTACAAACCATTAACTCGATGGTTGCAGAAGGGAATATCCAATCAAACACTTCAATTAGTGCCCCACAGTTAAAAAGCACTGTTGCCACTGGAACACAACCTTTCACTGTAGTTTCAACTACTCAAGTTGACAATTTGAATGCAAACTTACTCAATGGTTTTTATGCATCACAAACACCTGTAGCAAACACCATCGTTACTCGATTTGCCAATAATGCAATTACAGTTGAAACATTAAATGCAAATAGTATTTCAGCTAGTGCGCAAAGCAACATCACCCAACTTGGAACATTGGTATCTCTTGCCACTTCTGGACAGATTACTTCTCAAGTTACTACAGGCACAGCACCTTTTGTTATTGCTTCCACCACGGTAGTTTCAAACTTAAATGCAAACTTGCTAAATGGAATAACCACTGCTGTCCCAGCCACACCATCCACTATTGTGGTGCGAAGTTCATCAGGTGATATTACTGCCAACAATTTTATTGGCACTATGTCAAGCTCAAGTATTTCAGTCATTGATAACTCAGCCAATAATGCAGTTACCATAACGCAACAAGGCTCAGGAAATGCTTTTGTTGTGACAGATGAACCAAGTGATACCACTGTATTTTTAATTTCAAACTCAGGCAATGTCGGTATTGGTGTTAATTCCGCAGTGTCAACCAATGCAAAATTAGAAGTGTTAGGGAATGTTAAGGTTAATAACCACTTAACAGTTTCAACTTCGCATTCAGTTTCTGGTGCTGGGTTAAAATCATTGGTTTCATACAGTTCTTCGTTGTATCGATCATCAAAACACCATATTCAAATTTCACAAGCATCAAAATATCAAGCAAGTGAAGTTTTATTAATACATGATGGTTCGAGTTCATTTTTGACAGAATATGGTGTGGTATATTCTTCAAACGATTTGGGTTCAATATCTTCTTCATTGAGTGGCGGACTCGTAACCCTTCAAATCACGCTAACTGACACAAGTAATACCGCTGCAATTACGGTACTATCTGACATAACCCTAATATAAGGATACGAAATGAAATACACAGTATATTTTGAAACGATGAAAAAAGTAACTTCAACTTTTTTCTCTGATAATATCCAACTTGCTGATATTATGATTGCCATTAACAAAGTGGCAGAAAAACATTCGATCAATGAGACTCCACAACGTCTTGCAGCATTCATTGCACAAATGGCACATGAATCAGGTCAGTTTCTGTATAAGGAAGAAAATCTAAACTATTCTGCTCAAGGATTGATGAATGTGTTTGGGAAATACTTTCCCAATCAAGTAATTGCAGAATCGTTTGCCAGAAAACCCAGCATTATTGCTTCAAAAGTCTATGCCAATCGAATGGGAAATGGAACTGAAGAATCAGGTGATGGGTATAAATTCCGTGGACGTGGTTATATTCAACTGACTGGCAAAACTAATTACACATTATTTGCAAAAGACCATGATATGACAATTGACCAAGCAGTAGAATATCTTTCAACAATTGAAGGTGCGGTAGAATCCGCTGCATGGTATTGGTCTAAAAACAACCTGAATCGTTTCTGTGATAATAATGATTTTATTGGTTTAACCAAAGCAATCAATGGTGGAACCAATGGTTTAGACCATCGTCAACAATTGTACAAACTAGCATTTGATAACATTATTGAGTTGAATAAATGACAGTTTTAACTTGGAAAACTCCAAATGATCTTGGTTCGTTTTCTGCTGGACAAAATATTTGGATTAAAATGCGTGCCACTTCAAATGATGCATCAAGTGTTTCTTATGCATTCCATAATGGCACACTTCCTAGCGGAGTAAAACTTAATTCAAATGGGGCAATAACTGGTGATATTCCAGCGCTAACAAAACAAACAAAATATGTTTTTACAATCAGAGCTATCTCAAACAGCGTAATATCTGATAGAACATTTTCAATGGTGGTAGGTGCCAGTTCTGGATTATCTTTCCAAGAATCTGGATTGATTATTTCAACCACGGATGCAACTTGGATTGATTATCAGTTGAATATCAGCAATCCTGCCAATGAAAGTTATTCAGTCATCTTGTCAGGTGGAAGTTTACCTGATGGACTTTACTTGACAGAAGCTGGTAGAATTTGTGGTTATGCATCAAGACCAATTAACACCTTAACGAATCTCCCCGAATCAAAAACTTTCAATTTTGTATTAACGATAGTTTCTGTAAATACTGGTCAAACTGATGTTGAAAACTTTCAGATTCGCATAGCATTATCAACTGCAAGGAATCCAGTTATTCTGAACAAAACTCCACCTATTGACTATGAAACTTCAGAATATGCAGCATACTATGACACTTCAGGATTTTTGGGTTCATACAAAGCCAACGAAGAAATAGCATTTAAGATTATTGGTAAAGATTTCACAGGACAACGAATTCAATATGTGTTTACAAATTTACCAAGTGGGTTGACAGGCAACCAAGATACTGGATGGATAACGGGTATTATTTCCAAGAATGCGCAAACATATCAGCGATACCATTTCAAAGTTAAGGTTGTTCGATATAATGCACCAACGATTTCAAGTGATGAGCAAACTTTTAGTTTTATTCTATACAACAAAATAAACCCTAAGATTGTCTGGAGGACTGATAGCGTATTGCCACACCATTCCACAGGTGAACAATGTTTTGTTACACTAAAAGCCACAACGCCAATATCAAGTGATGTAGTATTTCAGAAAACCAGCGGACAACTTCCACCAAATGTAACACTGACGACCAAAGGTGAATTAAGAGGAAAGATTTCATTTCAGCCAGCAAAAGCTATTACAATAGGAACATCAAAAACTTATTATTTCACCGTCAAAGCATATAGTAAGGTTTATCCAGAAATACACTCATCACGGGATTTTGCACTCACTGTAAACCAACCATTTACTTTCCCATGTGATAAAGTTTATTTCAAGGCGTTACCATCATTAGAAATAAAACAACAATTTAGTCATTTTATCAATGACAAAGAAGTCTTTGATCCTGATGCCATATTCAGACCCACTGATCCAGATTTTGGAGTTTGTAAAGACATAAGAATGTATTTGAGTTATGGAACAAAAGCATCTAATATCACTCAATATATTGATTCCATGACAACCAATTTCTATACCAAAGATTTGTATTTCGGCGATATTAAAACTGCAATTGCAAAAGACGAAGATGGAAATGTTATCTATGAAGTGGTTTATGTTGAAATTCATGATGCAATGAAAAACGCAAATCAAACTTCTTTTGTTAATGGTCTGCAAGTGTTTCCAAACAGTATAGAAAACATGAGGGATCAATTAGAAAATTCTTTGGGTAAAAACACAGAATCATCATTGATACCGCGATGGATGGCATCCCAACAACCCGATGGTAACATACTAGGAAATATCCCATGTTGGGTCATCTGTTATTGCAATGTTGGCTATGCTGATAATGTTGCTACTGAAATAACATCTTCTTATAAATCGTGGATTCAAGACATTCCATTCACTATTGATCGAATCTTTGTTGATAAGTCACAAACCTATAACTGGAATAGTAACCAAACCAATCCAACATGGACAAGTTATCCTGGGGGTTATCCAGTACCAAATCCAATTGACACCTATGATTTTTGTGTCTTGTTTCCCAAAACTGAAATTATATGACAAGTAAAGTAACTTCTACAGGTATTAACACTCAATATCCCATTCCTGGTAAAAATAATAGTTCACAAGGGTTTCGTGATAATTTTGCCTCAATTGCAAACAATCTTGACCAAGCAAGTCAAGAATTAACCGATCTCCAGTCAAAGGTGGTGCTAAAATCTGCGCTGTCAGATGGAACACTGAGCAATGACTTTGCTGGCACTTTGGTGTCTAATATGCTTGTTAATGGCACACGAGAGGTTGTTAACAACCTTGGCTCACAACTTGAAGGAAATGTAAAAATCGATGTATCAAAAGCCCCCAATCATATAGGGACTTGTGCTGGCAATGTTACATTGGTTTTTGCAAAATGGTCGGTTGCTGGCACAAAATCAAAAGTGTCAGTTAAGTTAACAATCACTGATCCATTAACACAAGTAATCACGCTGCCATCCAATGTTACGTCCGAATCGCTGGCACTTATTGAAGGGTCTAATACGACAAATTACACAATCACCCGACCATCGAATCAATCAAGTATTACACTAGATTTTGAATCAGTAGATTGTGGGGATACTATCGTTGTTACATCACCCATAAGTTCACCCAAAAGTAGCCAATTGGTTTTTAGAACTCCCTCAAGTGCGGGATTGCCAGGTGATCAAAAAGGGCATGTGTGCTTTGATTCATCGTATTTGTATGTGTGTCAAAGCAGTTATAATGCAACCATTGATTCAAAGATTGCAAACGCCACTGCTGATACTACTAACAAGATTACACTAGCAGATGTGTATAATATTTCTGCAAATGATCCTGTTATTTTCAGTGGTACTGTATTTGGTGGAGTAACTGCAAATGTCCCTTATTATGTAAAGACGATTGATACTCCTAATAATAAAATAACCATTAGTTCAACCAGAACTGCTGGAACTGCGGGTTCTACATTTACGTTGTCATCAGCATCTGGTAGTATGACTGCAACTTTCTACACCAATGCATCAAGTATTTGGACAAGAACCCCCCTTTCAACTTTTTAATATCTCCTCTCATGGAACACCCTTTTATGACAGGGGTGTCTGAATTGACCATTGAACAAATCCAGTCAAAACTCCAAGATTTGAATCGTAAATTAAATTACGCTTACAACTCTGGAAATCAGTTTTTAGTTGACCAAATTAAACTGGCAATGGCAACCCTTCAGGCAACCTATTCTGAAAAAACACAAAAGTCACTGAATGATAGTAATCTAAGTGACGTTATCAATATCGAATGAAAATCGACCAATTATCACAAGTCATCTTTTCTGAGGATGACTTTTGTTTTTTATATCGCCAAAATACTACATTTCCTGTTTTTGAGAAATGTCCAAAACATCAAACTGTATTCATAGACAAACCATTTATTTCAATTCCCAAACCACTCCAACACTTAAAACTTGAGGTTTATGATTCTACTAAGTTTGAATCAGTGTCAAAAGAACAATTCGACAAACTAAATCAAGATGAATGGCACATGCCTGATGAATACAAAAAACTTGACATTGCAGCGTTTGTTCTTGCACAATGCAAATCTGATCCAGAACTTCAACGAGCTGGCGATGAACTTCTGAAATTTTATGATGCTGGATTGTTTCCGCTGTTACAATACTGCAAATACTTGGTTGACACCATGCGTTCAAATAACATTATTTGGGGCGTTGGTCGTGGAAGCTCAGTTGCCAGTTTTGTGCTATATTTGATCGGAGTTCATCGAATAAACTCTTTGTATTTTGATCTTGATTTTAATGAATTTCTAAAACCATCCAATGAAACCTGATATTCAAACTGGCGCAAGGGGAAAGTCCATTGACATGAATCTCCTTCGTAAACAAAATGAAAAAATCCGAGCAATCAGTAATGTCAAGTTGAATGCAAGGGGTGACACAATCGATTCTAACAACACCGTTGTGCAATCGATTAACCAACGTGTTCAACAACAATATGATGCCCAAGTTCAACCAAAGAATGTTGAAATATCGCCAATTCCCTCTGTTGCTCCACCTATTATTTTTGAACAACCAAACACATTTCAACCATTAACCCTAGAGAAAGACCTAACTGATGACGAATTCTAAAACTTTTGAAGAACTTGATAAGCAATATGCTTATTCTCCCATTGATGTGTCAAATGTCATTCCACTGCATGACCATGTGTTGGTAACTGGAATGAATTTTGAAGAACGTAAAACTTCTGGTGGAATTATCCTTAAAAGCGATAACATGAAATCCTCTGGTATTCGGCCACGATGGGCAAAAGTGTTTGCAGTCGGCCCTAATCAATTGGATGTAACAAAAGATCAATATGTGTTAGTTGCGCATGGTCGGTGGACACGCGGCATCAAAATCAAAATGAATGAAACTATTCACGTCATTCGTCGAATCGACCCTAATGATATTTTGGCAGTAAGTGACGAACCACAAATTGATGACACCATGAGCGATAAGGTTCTAGTATGATTGATGCTAATAACATTTTATGGGTGGACAAATACAAACCACATTCGGTTGATGATTTTGTATGGGTGAATCAAACCCAGCGCCAGCAAGTTGAAAAATGGATTGAATCTAAATCTCCGCCGCATACCCTGTTAAGTGGGGAGGCAGGGGTCGGTAAAAGCAGTTTGGCAAATTTACTAATTGAACTTTGTGATATTAACCCATATGACACTCTGATTATTAACGCAAGTCGAGAAAACAGTGTTGATACGGTTCGAGAAAAGATCATTGGACACGTTGAAACCGCCCCACTAGGACACTTGAAAGTAGTTCTGCTTGATGAGGCAGATTCACTGTCAATTCAAGCTCAAAAGGCGTTACGTAGTGACATTGAAACTTATCAGGCAACGTGTCGGTTCATTTTGACGTGTAACTATCCTGAGAAAATCATCCCAGCACTGAAGTCACGTTGTTATGAAATGTATATCAATAAAACTGATCAAGTTGAATATACTACTCGCGCAGCAAAAGTGTTACTTGCCGAAGGTGTTGAGTTTGATATTGAAACACTAGACCTATATGTGTCAACATGTTATCCTGATTTGCGAAAATGCTTACATGCATTACAAATTAACTCATCTACGGGTAAATTATTGGTTCCCGATGAAACCACTGAATCTGAAGATTCTCAACTGATTCAAATCACTCATCTATTCAAGTCAGGAAAAGTATTTGAAGGTAGACAAGCCCTTCTTGCATTTTTGGCAAAGTATCCGACTAAAATCGAAAACATCTACCGATGGATGTATTCAAACTTGAAACTATGGGGCAATAACACCGATCAATTAGATTCAGCCATTTTAATCATTCGGGATGGTTTGGCACAACTACCTTTGGTCGGTATTGCTGAAATTTCGCTGTCAGCTACCTTGATCGAGTTATCACGTAATATGCAAGATTAAAGGTTAAATACTTGAAAACTATATTCAAGTATGAACACAAAACACGATGATTTCTTTGATGAAATAAATTTTAGATCAATACTGGATTGCATCAAATCTCTTTACATGAGTGATAATGCAATGGCAACCTTACTTGATTTTGAGCGATGCTTAGACGATGCCGATTTGTATGCATTTAAGAATTGGTTATTTGGTGAATTGGTAAATGGCCCACAAATCACCAGATACCAAGTTTCATGCACATTCATGTGGCCGTCTGATCTAATGCCTGATCCAAAAGGTGCAAAGCGATTGATCCAGATCGGATGCAAAGTAAGATTTTACAAAACAAAAATAAAAATGCCAGTTGAAATTAAGTCAAATAATGACTATATGCCTGGAACCCATTATCCTAGATTAGTGAATAGAAATGTTTGGATGGTAGATATTGCAATGCCAAAAGATTTAATATCAGATATTAAGCAAGGCTCTGTTGAAATTTCAAACCAATTGATTGATCTTGATGATCTTGAAACTGCTTATCAGCGAGAACTTGACAAACAGTTATTACAACAATCTGGATCATCTGATACAGAATCAGAAGGCAGTGATAGTGGTGAAGCAGTAGAGGGAGAAGAATTCGGTGGATTCTAAACACATTTTAACGGAAGGGTTTAATCACAATGATTTGGCTGGATTCATTGAACCTGTGATCAGTATTGATGAGTATTCTGCAACAATGGGTGACGATGAAGATGTGATTACAATTTGTTTTGTTGTTAAGGGTCAAACTCCAGCAAAAGATTTAGTTGACTGGTTTGAACGTGGTTACAAATGGGTTTTAGATTCCCAAGTCTCCAATGGTGCGGTTAATGATGTTAATGAGTATCTGGTGTTTGTGGAAATTGAAAGACGCATCAAAGCAGTTGACCAAATCATTGAACTACTAGAAGACCTACAATCTTTGTCGGGTATTAAGCTTAGTGAGTGGCAACTGTCTTACAATGATAAAACATTGGAGCTAAGTCAGCGAGTGTTGCGCAAAACGCTTCCGTTAAGTCCTAAACAATATCGTGATGCATCATCGGATAAGGACGAAGTAGCAGAATCACTCACACGATTCAAGCACATTGCAAATGTTCCTGACAAAATTCCAGTTAAAAGTTCAGCCCCTAGTTTTAGGGATTTAGATGACGATTCTGAGGCTCTTAGAATGGTAGAGCTTTACAAGCGTTTAATGTAATAACCAATGCGTGATCTGTAATAGGACACGCATTTTTCTCTTTTCAGTTCCATGAAACCATTCTCCTATATTGACTACTTGAAACAAGTTCACCTTCCTAATTGCAAATCTGAAGCCAGATTAGTTCACAAGTTTCCTATCACGTTTGAACAGTTCTTAAACTGGCAAGAATTTTCCGACTTTGATTATTCACTTGATTTTGATGAAACTGGTGAAAATTATGGAAATATCGTGTTACCAAAAACCCTAACACTTGCTCAACTTGAAAACCAATTTGTTTATGAGTTTCCTGAAGTTGGGATTAGTATTGCACTAGAGTTTGAACTTGTGGATTTCAGTGTGCATTCTAATGCAGTATTTGTGAAGCATGAGATTCATGTTTGTAAACTCATCACTGGATCAAAATCCGAATTTGTTTGTGAAGATATTATTCTTGATATTGCTCCAAATTACATCACACATATGACACCAATCCCAACTGAATTAAACCTAGAAGATAAACCAGTCATGGTAGTTCTATCACCTGTTTGTGATTTTGATTCACTACCTAATCCCCTTCAAATGGAGCTTTCATATTTTGTCGCAAATGTCTAAAAATCTCTTTAAGAAAGCTCGTGAATATGCCTCATCACTTGGGCATCGTTATTGTTTGACTGAACATTTGTTGTTTGTCATTATTAACAGCATTGAATTCAAACGATTCTGTATGATGAGTTTGCCAAATCTGAATTACGAAAAGGCATCTGCCCAAGTGATTTCAGACTTAATGGCATACTTCAAGATTTACGAAGAAAGTATTAACCAAAATGAGGTTTATACTGACTGCAAAAACTCTGAAATTATTGAAGCTATCATTCAATCCGTTGCTAGTAAGTCGGATGATGTTTCGGAGTTATTTCTAGCCATCTACAACCGATCATTAACTTTTTCAGCTTGGGTTATTGCCAATTCTGATTTTGACAAATTGTTCACTCAGCCAAAAGAACCAACCGAGGATACTACTGAACAAAACTCAAAAAACGATTTTGATAGTATTCGTCAATATGTTGAGCTGATTCAACCAGATTCTAGTATTACTAATCGAGATTCAGAAATTTCACAATTGGTCATGTTCTTGTCAAAGCAAAACAAGACTAACATTCTTTTACTTGGTGCGGCAGGGGTTGGTAAATCTGCAATTTTGGAGTATCTGGTTTATTTGATTGAAACCAAAGATTCTAGTATCCCCGAACATCTACAGAATTGTAAAATCATTTCAGTTAACGTGGGTAACTTGGTTGCAGGATCGAAACTTCGTGGTGAATTTGAGGCAAAGGTAAAAGCTATTTTTGAGTTTGTAAAGGCAAACCCAGAATATATTGTCTTTATTGACGAAGCACACATGATCAAGGGTGCTGGTACATCTTCGACCAATCAATCAAATGATTTGGCTAATATGATTAAGCCAGTTATTTCCCGTTCAGGTATTAAACTAATTGCTGCGACTACATGGGACGAGTATTATCAAAGTATTGATCGTGACCCTGCGCTAAAACGAAGGTTTCATATTGTTCATGTGAATGAACCAAATAATGCTCAAACTGTTAGTATTGTTTCTAAAGTGGCAACCAAATTGTCTGAATTTCATGATGTAAAATACCCTGATACTGTTATTCAATATGCAGTTGAACTAAACTCGCAATATGTCACTGACCGAAAGAATCCTGATAAAACCATTGATTTTCTTGATTTACTAGGATCAAGTGCAAAATTATCTGGTATTGAAACTCTGACAAAAGAGTTTTGCACTTCCGTGTTTTGTGAATTCAATCAAATTGATCCAGCTATCATTATCGCTGAATCCCACTTTGACTTAGATTCAATCAATGAAACAGTAAGAAACAAAGTCATCGGACAAGATTCTGCCATTTCAAAAGCAATTGATTTAATTGGCTTAAAGCTATCTGGCATTGATTCACAACTGGCTTCAAAACCATTAACATTACTATTCACTGGTGCATCTGGTGTTGGCAAAACTGAAACTTGTGTTCAATTAGCAACACAGCTAAAAATGCCGATTGTAAAAATGGATATGAGTGAATATAGTGAACCTCATTCTGTAAGTTCGTTGATTGGCACGTCCCCTGGTTATGTTGGTTTTAATCAAGGAAATGGCAAACTAATTGATTTAATTTCAAAGCATACTCAAGCTATTTTCGTGTTGGATGAAATTGAAAAAACACACCCAGATGTTCTGAATGTGTTTTTGTCATTGTTTGATACTGGCATTATTTCAAGTCTAAGTGGCAAACAGGTATGTGCAAAAAACCATATTTTCATCATGACTTCTAACTTAGGTGCGTCTGAAGCCATTAAAGAGGCAAAGGGTTCTAGTTTTGGATTTGTGAAACAAACGTCACTATCTGCCGAAGATGTTTCACACAAAGAAGTTGCAAAATGGTTCAAACCTGAGTTATTGAACCGTATCGAGAAAGTTATTTTCTTTGACAGGTTATCTGATGAAACATATCGAATCATCATTGAATCACAAGTAAAGCAATTTGTTTCTCAAGTAAACTCAAAATGTCAAGTGCATTATGATTCTTCCATCATTCAGTTTATTCGATCAAAACTAACCGAAACCGATCATGCACTAGGAGCTCGCCCCGTTTCACGTATTATCAATGAACACCTGAAAATCCCTGTTTCAAAGTTTGTATTGAAAGGAATCAATCATGTTTCAGTTGAAGTAAAAAATAATAAGTTAGAATGGATGCAGTATGGAGAAGTATAATATCAGAAAGAAAACTTCTTACTATTATGGCAGGTTTGAATATGAGTGTGTTATTCCCATTGATCTACCTGAACAACTGACTGCCATGCATCTTGCTTATAAACTTCAACGAAGATATTACGTTGAAGATACTCACCTTGCTAATCTGATTGAACGATCTGGTGTCATGGAACCATTGAATGACAAGTGTGTTCTAAGTAAAACCAGATCAACCACAAAATCTAAAACCAAACGTGATGTTTGTGTGTATTCAAGGCAAAAGAAAAAACTAGAGGCAGCAGTTAATAAGTTATGCGAAGTATTCCAGTTTGATAAGAGCAGGGTGCAGTTTAACGAAATTGAACTGATTTATGTTCCTACTGTTAAATCTGATGTTATTGTAGAACGCACCAATGAAACCATCGTATTAAAGAATCCCAAGCACAAGTTTAGAATCTTTTTGAAATATGAGTATGTTATTGAAAATAGAACCAAACTTTCTGGTATCTTTGATACATACTCGACGCAGTTCTTTCCTGGGCCAGCGTTATCAAAGTATTTGAATGGAATTTCAAAATATGCTCCTATTTCTTCGTTCTTTGATGTAGATGATGACCATTTGGTCAATATGTTAGGGTTTATTTTTGAGGGTTTTGAAAATGTCTGGATTTGTCCTATCATCAAACACTCTGATGTAATGTCCTACCAATCTACTCAAGAATGCGCAGATCAAGCTGGAAGAATGAGAGAATACTTTGCTGCGGAACATGATTTCATGAAACACTGATTGTTTGTCAGTATAAAACCTAGCTATATTTCTATGACACAAACTCACATATTAGTAACAGAATCTTCAATAGAGAACATTGTAAATGTTCCAAAACAATCAAAATTCATCACGTTAACCTGGAAAGTAACCCCTAAATTTAAAGGATCATTCCAAACCTTTGTAAGCTATGATAACCAACAAAGTTTCTCTTTACTCGGTATTACCGAAGTAAACGGAGAAGACAAGCAATATGGTTTTGTCAGCTTTGAATTGAATCATGTTTCTGACGGGTCAACTTTTGTAAAAATTCCATTGGTGGAAAATCATAACTCACCAACATACCAAGTATTGGAATATATCAAAGTCAGTTATTGACAAACGTAATTAGGAATAACAATGGGTGGAAATCTAGTCATTGGTGGCATCCATGCTGCCACTCCAATCAATCTGAAAAAACATTCGAGGAAGGATGTTGCCAAGTTATTAAAGCAAATTCTTAGGGCAATTAATCTAGAATTTGAAGGTGAATATGAATATCCACTTTGGACAACTGACTTATTAAAATCGGGTAAGTTTCTAAGTGGTTCAAGTTATCATTTCTTTAACACCAATATCTCTGATGAATTATTCACTCAGAAAAAACCCATTGTGGGCGATATTGATGTCATGGTGGACAAGAAACATGAGGCACAACTTCAAACCTTATTCATTGATCTTCAATCAAGATACGTTCTTAACAACGTCAAACTAATTGGCTTTCAACGAGGTATTGAACAATTCTCTGCCTTGTTTGAAATTCTTGACTCAGAATTAAGAGTTCAGATCGATTTTGAGTTTGTAGAATTTGACTCAAAAGCATTCCCGACAGAATGGTCAAAATTCTCCCATTCAAGTTCTTGGGATGATTTGAATCATGGCATTAAGGGTGTATTTCACAAATGGCTGATTCAGTCTGTTTGTTCACTCACTGTTGAAAAATTTGTTCTTGAAAAACCAAAAGGGCGTGGTAAGTTAAAACACACAGTAAAAGAATTAAAGACCGATGTAATGTATACTTTTGCAGTAAGTTCCAAGCAAGGTGGTGGATTAAGACAGAAATATATTAAAACTGGAAATATCGACGAAAAAACCAAACTGCCAATCATGACAATTGCACCAACTGATGGGTATATTCAATCAATTGGTGATATTATGCAAACCATTCTTCCTAAGCAAGTTCCTTCTGAAATTGAATCAAAGTTTTGGTCTTTCACGGGCATTATTGAGGTATTGCAAACTGAAGTATCAGACAAACAGCGCCAGCAGGTTTTCAATGCGTTCTTAGAAAAGATTTTCGGAAATGATGCACAGGGTATGTATCGGAATAATCCAGACAAAGATGTGTTTGAAAAGTTAGTGGCAGTCAACTACATATTAAAACACTGGAGTGTCAAGAAGCCAGAAAATTTTGATTCTATGATTTCAACCCACAAAGCAAACTACAAAATGGTTCCAGTTGAAGCAAAGACTAATCCAATTACTGAAGGGATTCTGTCATATGACACTAAAGCGTAAGCCCATTAAGTATATCTGGCGACACGATTCTACTTCTCATTGTCTTTCAAATAAAGACTATCAAACTATTTTGAATGGATGTATCGATGGTAGTGCTATATTCAGTGTGAAAATTGATGGATGTAGAATTCGTCTAGGTAAGGATGAAAATGGAAACAAGTTATTCTATACATCAAGGCATACTGAACCGTGTTACGAATCTGATGTTAGATATTTTCTGAAATACCAAAGTGCAAAGAATCGCAATGATGACAATGGTATGCGACGTGCCAAAGGTTATGACGATTTAATGCGATTTTTGATGAATTCTGGAATCTTTAACGTCATTAAACCATCTGAAACATTTTCGTTTGAATGTGTTTCTAGGTTTGTTTTTGATTCAATGAATGGTGACGATGTTACTATCGTCAATGTCCCATACGCCATTCCGAGTCATCTTGATTGTATTCTAGTCCCTCATTCTGGTTTCCCATCGTTTGAAGCTGATTCACTTAAAGTCATTGATCCAACCGTGTCTTTGGATGTCTCTCAGTATATGACTCCAAACATGCCCCGAGAAGCTCTTAAAATCGCCCTACAATCGTCGTTTGACCGATGTGAATGGGATGGTATTGTCCCAGCACCTGGATTCAAACACGAGGGCATCATTGTTCGTGTTGGCGATGTTGTCGGAAAGGTTGCTCTATCATGACAGCCAAAACATGCGCAGTTACTTTTGGCAATTTCATGGGTCATATTGGTCATCGATTTTTGATTGATCGATTATTAGACTTTAATGCAACTGATAATTTTGTGTATGTTGGCCCAAAAGTTGGTTATGATGATCCATTATCAATTGGCCTAAAATTAGACAACTTGAAACGATTCCATATTCCTAATACCACGTATTCAACGTGGGGAGAATCACAAACTCCACTAAAGAAAATCGAGTTTGAACTTTTTGCATCTGGAAATTATGAAACTATTTTCCTGATTGTCGGAGATGACCGATATTCAAAGTTTCAAGGGTATTTTTCAAAATCACGAATGGAAACACTGAAGCAAAAACATCATGTTGGCACTGAGATCAACGTGATTGGACTATCACGAAAATATGTTCAAGTTTCTTCGACCGAAATTAGACAAAGTATTAGACAAGGTGATTATTCAAAAATGAATGAATGGTTTCCTCAGAATGATACTTGGCAAAATCTAAAAATCATAAATCAGGTTTGTTTTCATAAATATGTGTAAATTATAAACCAAGCATAAGGAAATAATAAAAATATGAAAAATCTAAACGAAGCCTCATTAGGTTCAGAACAAAAGAAACTGATTGCTTCCAAACTGAAACCAGTTCTAGCAAAATATGGGGTTAAGGGTACGTTAAGTGTTAGAAATGGTTCAACCATTAGTTTGAGTATTGTTGAAGGAACCATAGATTTTATTGGCAATGCTGCTAATGTAATGGCAACTCAAGTGATTGATAAGCCGCATTATTATTCGGTTGTTAAAAATTTACTGAAATATAATGAGGTTCAAGTTAATGATCGTCAAATTACAAGTCAGTTTTCAGGAAATGCAAAAACGGCATTACTTGCAATTTTAAAGGTACTGAACATCAACAATTATTCTAAATCTGATTGGACGAATGATTGGGTTCAAGTAGGACATTATATTAATATCAACATCGGCAAGATTGATAAACCGTATAAATGTACTGGAACACCTGAAAAACCAAATGATGCCCTAAAAACTATTTTAGGTGATCAAACGGTAAAAGAATCAAAACTAACCGAAGACGCTAAACAACTGATTCAAAATCCTATCCTCAAAGTGTTTGACCAATTTGGTAAACAGTATCTAGCACAGGTACTTGACGCATCATTAAATAAAATGATTCAAGCTGCGGCCAGACGTGGGGTAAAAGTTACCGTTTCACAATTGATTGCAGAGATCAAAGACAAACCAAACGGTACAACCTCACAAGCCTTATTCAAGGCAATGGCAACTGTAATCAAACAAGTAAGTGCGCAAATTCCAACAATTGTAACCACTAACGTAAGTTCTATTTCCGAATCACATGTTTTTGAAAACACGATTGATAAGAAAACCTTCCAAGCAAAACTAGAATCAATTATTACACCGATTTTTGAAAAATATGGTTTCCGTAAGTCGCATGGGGATGGCTGGATTAAAGAAATCGGAAAAAACAAAACCACAGGACGAGTATTTCTTAAATCGTACAAAGGCACGAAACGTCGATATTCAGTATATCCAGATCAAATTGAAACTGAACAATTTTATTTGGAAGGCCAACATTTCCCAACTAAAGACGTAGTTTGTATGTTTGATCTTAAAGACACAACATCCTCATACATTCAATCGGCGTGTAAAGAGGTTTCAACTTTGATGGATCGTTATTACGGCGTTAAATAATTTTATCTAAACCAATGGTATCCCAAAATTCACAAAATGGGATACCATTTTTCTATTTCTAAAACACAACTTAATCATGACAACTGAAAATACCCCCCAACAAAATACCAACCAAATTGAGGTTAATCTTGACATCATCAAAAAAGCAAAAGTGCAATTTGCAATGCCCTGTTATGGTGGACAACTCACTGAGCAAACCTTCACCAGTTTCATCAAATGGACTAACACTGCCCGACAACTTGGGTTAGATTGGTCAATTGAAACAATGGTGAATGAATCTCTTATTTCACGCGCCCGCAACACGTTGACTGCTAAATTCTTGGCTTCAGATTCAACCCATCTTTTCTTCGTAGATGCCGATATTGGCTTTGAACCTTGGCACGTATTAGTTTTAATTAACCACGATGTTGACTTAATTGGTGGATTATATCCAATGAAAACTATGCCCATTAAATGGGTGGTTAATGGATTAGAAAATGCCCAAGTATCAGAAAATGGTTTACTAGAAGTTACCAAAACTGGCACAGGTTTCATGCTAATCAAACGTGAGGTATTTGAAAAATGTAATAACCATCCCTCAGTAGTTTCATACAAAAATGACACTGGACTTGATCCGCATTATGATCAATTCTTGAAAACTTATTTTGATTGTTCAGTCAGAGAAAATCGTTATTATTCTGAAGATTGGCAATTCTGTGAAAACTTCCGTGACCTAGGTGGAAAAGTATTTGTTGATACACGGGTGTTATTAACTCACACTGGAACTCATACTTTCTCACAACCAAACCAAGATCGTATTAACTCAGAATTAGAAACAATGTGGCTAAATAAACTCAAACAAAATGGTGTCCAACTCATTGATAGTGCTGGAAACCCTATTCAAATTTAATACCATGCCAACACTGAAAGTTAGTCACAAACATAATCCATTTAAGAAGTCAAAAGTATTCAAGCCACTACCTGAACGATTCGTAAAACTAGGAAAACCAAAAGTTTTACTTAATGCCGAACCAACAATCTCACTTCCTGAGTTTAGGTTTACTACTGATCGACATACTAAATTTGTTATTAGCGAAGATGTTCCATCATTTTCAAACGACAAATTCAGTAACACTGTGACTGGAATAATGCGGTTACTAAAGACCATGATGAATAAAAATCTAATTAAAGAAACCGCATTGAATCATTTTTTAATCTATCAGAATGAACCCCATGACGATGATCGTTCAAATGGAGTTTGGTATGTAGATGATTTCAAGGCATATCGAACCTATCAGATTCAACTTGGTGGCTATCGGGTATTTGATTTTGTAACGGGTAAAGTATCAGAGGAAGTTACTAAAATCGTTCAAGTCTACAATGTTCCATTCACCCTTGATAAATTCAGGTTACTTCTACAATCTCGCAAACTACCAAAATACAAATTCATGAAACTTTTAGAAACTGGTGAAATTCCTATTGACACTGGTGAAAAGGTTGTTAAGTTGTTTGCTACAGAAGATGTCTAAATTAACCGAAGATGCAAGTATTGGAGCAACGTCATCGGGAAGCATTGCAACGGTTATCAGTGACAAACCTTCAAATTATTACAAGAAGCCACCAAAGCCTAAAGTAACGTCTCAGAAAGAAGTGTTAGATACGATGATCAAAAGGCTAGCATCTGAGTCAAGTATTTCATTGGAAGAAAAACGACAGATGTTAGAATCATGGCTTGATATTAATCAACCGCCAAAACTTTCTAATAAACCTTCAGTGGCATCACGATATACTGCTTCACTTCAAAATGAGTTGAACACTTTGTTTGAAAATATAACAATAACAAGAAAATGAAAATTAACGAAATTCAACGACTAGAACCAAAAGATGTAACCACATCGTCAGATGAAATTAAAGTAAAGAATAATGGTTCACTGAAAACAAAACCACTTCCTGGTGGTGCAGGATACCTTTATGCTGAAGTTCAGAATGGGCCAATGTATGACATTTACATTATTGACCCAGATAAACCAAGTTCAAAACCAACTGAAAATGGTAAACCAACACCTGGATTATGTGTTGCTCAAATGCAACTACTAAGAGACGCCACATTTCCAGACCCAAAGGCATATTCTGTCAAGTTTGTGGAAGTTATTGATGCATATAAGTCTAGAGGTTTAGGCAAAGCACTTTATGGTGTTGCGCTGTATTTGACTAAACTAACTTTAATTGCAGGTGACAAACAAACTCCGTCAGGCAGAAAACAGTGGGTTTCGTTGACCAAAATCAATGGCGTAGAAGTTAAAGGTTATGTAATGGTTGAAGCATACGCAACCGATGATGAGGATTTAATTGATTCGATTGAATCCGATCTATATGCCGAACGAATTGGTAAAGGAAAATATGGAGAAATCTACTTTTCATTTGATTTGAAATATAACGGCACCGAGCTTGAGTCTGATCCACCATCAAAAATAAACCTATATTCTAACGAAGAACAAATTGATGATTATGTCGTTGGAATGTTTGCAAAATGGAAATCTTAAAACAATAATAAAAACATGATTGACCAACTACCACTTGCACAGCAATTAAAATGTGTACTTGCATCATTCTATATGATGTATACCAAAACCAAAGGGTTTCATTGGAATATCGAAGGCAATGACTTCCCACAACTACATGAATTGTTTGATTCAATTGCCTCAGACATTTATGGTTCAATTGATCCTACTGCGGAATATATTCGCACACTAGATCAATATGCAATCACGTCACTTGAGAAAATGAAACAACTCAGTCTGATTGCAGACAACCAACCACAAGCTGTACAATCAGCACGTTCAATGGTTGAAGAACTCGCAACTGACAATGAACGGATCAAGACCATCCTGAAAGACGTGATTGATTGTGCAACCCGTGATCGAGAACATGCCATTGCTAATTTCTTAACTGACCGATTAGGACAACACGGAAAATGGTTATGGCAACTTAAAGCAACGATAAAATGAACGTCTCTGACTTCTATGTTGCACCACACTTTAAACTTGCAGAAAAACTAGAACAGACTGATAATATCGTGTATGAAGTGATTGATCGAATCATGCGAGATTGTGCCGTAGAATGCAATCTTTCAGTGAATGATCTAAAACTTCAGTTTGAAAACTACTTCAAATTAACACCTGATTATTGGGCATATCGTATCAAGCAATTAAGGAAATTCAAGCGATGGGCAACCAACCGCCTTGGTATACAATTTGAACCTGATATTGATTTTTCATACGATATTGAAATTGATCGACAAAATCCTTGTACTGGTTATTTCAGTCCCGATGATGGTTATGTTTGGATTTACATTCATAATCGAAACATGGTTGATGTTTGTCGAACCATCTTTCATGAATTAGTGCATGTTAGGCAGCATGAATTAAATATGATTACGCCTGGATGCTCTTATCCTGGTTCTCCACTTGAAGTAATGGCCGATGCACTTGCTGGCAAGTTTATCAAAATCTATGGGAAACAAAATCCCGAAATCTATGAATAACATTATTGGCATTAACCAATAAACTATACTCACACCCAAATGACACATATACTCATTAAAAAGTAGTGTGTCATTTTTCTTTTCTTTCTCACTTTTTAAATCACAAAGGAAATATATGACTACCGATAACTCACAACTAATGTTCACTGGCCATCAAAAAGAAAAACTTAACAGTATTATCAATGAAGGCATGAAAGTAATGGCTGAAATTGATGCCCTACGTGGTGGCTTAAATGACGCCATCAAAGCCATTGCTGAAGAACTTGAAGTAAAACCTTCAACCCTAAAGAAAGCAATCACTGTGGCGCATAAAGCCAAGTTCAAAGAAACGTCTGCTGAATTTGAAGCACTAGAAACCATTCTACAAACCGTAGGCCGCGACGATCTGTAATGTCTTATATTGACGCGGTATTATCCAACGACAAAGTATGGGTAGTTGAGCGTCTTTCTAATGGCAAACGAAAAACGATGCAATATACAGCAAATTATGTGCTGTATTATCCTGATGAAAATGGACAACATAAAACCATTTTCGGGAATCGTGTTAGTAAGTTTGCCACACGTAAGCGTTCAGAATTTGATTTCAAGAAAAAAGAGTACCAGAAAAAATATGGTACTCTTTACGAAAGTGATATTAACCCTGTTTTTCGTTGTTTGAGTGACAATTATCTAGGCATTGATCC